GTCTTGAATCATAAATGTTTTTATGGTATAATAAACACAGAAGAAGCGGGAACCCTTGATTTTTCAGGGGTTCCCGCCTTTTTTGTTACTATCGTGTTTTTAGTTCAAGTTCAGAATTCAGTTTTTTATGAGTTCCACAGTGGCCTTCAGTTCTTCAAGGGTTTTGTGATTATAGACCCGGTTTCCCGTGTCCTTGGACACATGACCCATGAGAAGATCACAGCATTTTTGATTTGCCCCGGCCCGATCAAGGCGGCTTCTGAAGGTGTGGCGGCACTCATGCGGGGTGTGATCCATTCCCCAAGCCTTCATGAAGTCAGACCAAAACAGGCGGTATTGGGATTGGGAACATTGCTTTCCGTTGTAGCCGAAAAGATAGGTTCCCGGTTCATCCATGCGCCGTTCAATGAAGGGCCTGATCTTGGGATGGATGGGAACAACCCGGCCCTTACCGGCTTTGGTTTTGGTGCCGCCTTTCATCACCCCGGCCTGAAGGTCAATATCTGTTTTCTTCAGGGCAAGAAGTTCACTGATACGCCAACCGGAATACAGGAACACAAGAACGGAATCAACCCATTCTTCCGCCTGATGTTCCCAAACCTTCTTCACTTCATCATCCGTGAACGGTTCCTTCTGTGTGGGCGGCACTGGATCAGAAGTGAGAAGTTCAGAATAACACCGGCTGATCACATCCAGTTCCAAAGCGAACCGGTCAAGATGGCCCCAAAGGTTCTTGATTGCGGCTTGGGTACTGTACCCCTTCCCACAACCATCAATGGTATCTTGCATTTGGTAAGCCTTGATGGTTTTATACGGATGGTTCAGCAACTTTGAACAGTGGTTGAACGCTGAATATAAAGAACTTCTGTTTGATGCCCCCAACTTGGGGGCCTTTTTTTCTTTCCAAAGATCAAACAGTTCCTTCAATGTGATCTTGGCCCGGTCAACATCCCATGGATCACGGTTGTATTCGGCCAACAACATATTACCTTCTTCACGGGTTTCCGTGTAGCCGATAATATCAAAGATCGGTTGCCCGTTGTCTTTCCAACCAACGGTTTTCTTCACGATGAATGGGCGGCGGCGATTGCCTGACAGCTTCGCAACAGTGCCATACCCGTTGGGATTTCGCATTATATCACCTGACTTTCTGAAAAAAGGGTGTGCAAAACCAAGCCCGGTGTGATATAATGTTCAATGGTGGTTGAAACATTAACTTCAAAACGGGTTTGTTTCGCCTGACCGCTTCGGTGCGCCAACACCGGGGCGGTCATTTTTTTTTGTTATCTGAAGCACATCTGTAACGCTGAAAAACCTTGAAAATACTGAAGTTTCTTCAATCTTGTAACGGATAACAGATGCCTTTATATCTTTGAATTTGAATTAAAAAAATATATAAGAAAGAGTATTAAAAGAAAATACCCCGTTTGATCTGTTATCTGTTACCTGACCCCTTGAAATCCCGGTGTTTTCAGGGCTTTAGGGGCGTTACACATCTATCATACTATCCAGCGTTTGGGCCGCTTTCATGGGTGGATTGCTAATGCTGACGGTGGTTTTTACGCCTTGGAAATCCAAATCAATATAAAGCATGGACACACCACCGGTTGTTTTCGTTTCCTGTTTTGCGGTGGATGCCCCAACGATGGCCCCGCCAACGCCAAATAAAGCGCCACCAACCACGGCCCGTGTAATGCCGCCTTTGGTTTTGGTAACGGTTTTTTCTCCAACCTTTTCAATCCGGTATTCTTCAATTTCAGAGAAAGAGAATACCACGGGTTCTTGTTTCTGCTTCTTCTGATTGGAAATATAGGCCCATTTGTGTTCCATGTCCACAAAGATGAACCCGGCCATTAGTTCAGTGATCACAACGGATTCTTTGAAATTCTTGAACCGTTGGTGGTTTTCTTCCCATGCCGCTTTCACAGCTTCAGCGGTTGCCAATGTGGATCGGTTGCATATCCGGGAGCAAGGAACACAAATGGCACCATCACCGATTTGAGCATGAAGGAATTTTGGGATCTTATCACCGCAAATTGGACAGCGTTCTTTCATAATTGTGACCCCTTTCATTTAAGATCGCTTTGGAAGGCTACAGCCTTTCCAAGAATTCTGATATGATCCAGTTCTTCACCGGAAAAACGCATGGTTTTATATTGGGGGTTTTCTGCGAAAAGCTGAAGAACACCAGCTTCCCGATCATAATAAACCCGCTTCAGGGTTGCTTCATCATCAATGAGAACGGCGGCAATTTCACCATCTTCCACCATATCCTGTTGACGGATGAAAACAATATCACCATCATGGATTCTGGCCCCGATCATACTATCACCGCTGGCCTTCAGACAGAAATCAGCCTGAATGTTGGCACCGGCTTCCACATAAAGATCCATCTGTTCATCTGCAAAGATGGGTTCACCACAAGCGATATTCCCCAGCAGACGGAACTTCTTTGTTTCAATCTTAAATAGGTTACTGATTTCAATTTCAGTTGACCACCCCATAAGGTATTCCGGGGTAGTATGCAGAGCCTTGGCAAGTGCGGCAATCTTATCACGGCGCATATTGGCAATCATGCCGGTTTCCCATTTTCTGACGGTGCTTTTACCAACACCCACAATATCCGCCACCTGTTCCAAGGTCATATCATTGGCAACACGCAATTCTTTTATTTTTTGGGCCATATCTTTTTCAGCCATTATAAGGAACACCCCTTTCGTTGTTACTAACGCTAATATATCATACTTGTGTCTTTTATGCAACCCCTAAAGCGAAAAAAATAAAAAAGTTTCTTAAAAGACAAAAAGGGGGTTGACAGGGGGCAAAGGAAGTGGTATCATAAAAGTGTCCTAAAGGACACGGCCAAAATCTACAACGCAACGGCCCACGATTTTGAAAGGATGTGAAAGTATGAATAAAGCCTTGCTGGAATATGAGATGAAGAAGCGTGGTGTTTCCATCGGTGATATGTGCGCCATGCTTGGTATTTCCCGATCCGCTTTCTACCGTAAGTGTAACGGCCAATCTGAATTCACCCAAGGTGAGATTCAGAAGATCGTGGATCACCTTGATCTGGAAACCCCTGTTGGAATTTTTTTTGCTGAAAAAGTGTCCTAAAAGACACGGAAAGGAACCGACACCATGAATGAAGTAAGCCTGAAACCGGTAATTGAAGAACTTGAAAGTTTGTTTTCAAAGTTCAATAAAGCCTTCTTTGAAGGCAAGCTGGAAAAGCCCGTGATCACCGTTTCCCCGGATCATACCCGTGGGGCCTATGGTTGGTGTACCGGTTGGAAGGCTTGGCAAGACGGGGCCAAGGAAGGCGGTTATTACGAAATCAACCTGTGTGCTGAATATCTGAACCGCCCCTTTGAAGAAACCTGTTCCACGATGATTCATGAAATGGTTCATCTTCAGAACCTTCAGGATGGTGTTCAGGACACTTCCCGTTCCGGTACATACCACAACAAGAAGTTCAAGGAAACCGCTGAAGCCCACGGCCTGACTGTGGAAAAGGGTGATAAGTACGGTTGGCACAAAACCACACTGGCCCCGGAAACCTTGACCTTTGTTCAGAGCCTTGGCAAACAGGGATTCAGCCTTGTCAGACCCAAGGTGAATGGCCTGAAGGGTGCCAAATCCAGCGGTTCCAGTTCCAGAAAGTATGTTTGCCCTTGCTGTGGAACGATCATCCGGGCCACCAAGGAAGTTCGGGTAATCTGTGCTGAATGTAATGTTGAATTTCAGGAGGAAATCTAAATGAGAAGAAAACGGAAAACCGTTTGGGCCTATCTTGACGGGAAGAAGCTGGTGGATGTGGTGCAAGCGGCCCTTGACAATAACATGATGGTTGATGATCTGAAAGCCAAGCTGATTGCCGAAAACCCCGGCCATGAAGTCACCTTCAAGGTTCAGTAAGGGAGGGTTGAAGATGTATGCGCCTAATACCCCCCCCCGACCTGAATATTGGGTGTTATCCCTTTCAGGCGGCAAAGATTCCACCGCCCTTGGCCTTGAATGGCTGAAGCGCCACACGGTTGATCCTGTCACATACCCCCTTCATGAAGTGGTGTACTGTGACACTTGGATGGAATTCCCCGCCATGGTGGAGCATATCAACCGGCTTGAAAAAATCTTCACGGATGCCGGTATCAAGTTCACACGGGTTCAGAACCCTAAATCCTTTGAATGGCATATGTTCGACTACGAACCCAAGCGCCACAATCCTGATCTTCAGGATAAGAAGGGGCAAAGTTGGCCGGGGCCAAAAGCCCGATGGTGTACCGCTGAACTGAAAACCCGGATCATCAACAAGTATTTGAATCAGTTGCGGGAACAGTATTTGGTTATTCAGTTGATCGGCCTTGCCGCTGATGAAGAATACCGCCTTCAGCGTGATCACAACCAAGATCCCACACACAAACATCCATTGGTTGAATGGGGTTGGGATGAAGCCTATTGCCTTCAATACTGTTATGATCACGGCTTTGATTGGGGCGGCTTGTATGAGATTTTCCACCGTGTTTCTTGCTGGTGTTGCCCGTTACAGAGCCTTAAAGAACTGCGAAATCTGCGAAAGCATTTTCCCGATCTGTGGGCAAAGCTGTTGGATATGGAACACCGCACATGGCGAACCTTCCGGGCTGATTTTTCTGTGGATAATCTGGAAATCCGGTTTGCCTTTGAAGAAGAACGCTTGGCCGCTGGCCTACCAATAAACACCCGTGAATTTCACCGGGAATTAAGAAAAAAGATACAGGAGGTTAAAGAAGCATGAAAACATTTGCAGAGCGTTTGAAGTTCGCCATGGCTGAAGCGAACCTGAACCAATCCACCCTTTCCGAGAAAAGCGGCGCTTCCAAGGCCGCAATTAGCCAATACCTTTCCGGTAAGAACACCCCCGGCCCCGATAGAATCAAGGTTCTGGCCGATATTACCGGCACCACCTTTGATTTCCTGATGGGGTACACGGAAGCCCCCGTGAAGGATATTCCGGTTCCCAATAAGCGGATCACCGTGAAGGATGCCGCCCGGTGCCTTGGCAAGTCTGATCAGTTTGTCAGAATCGGCCTTCAGCGTGGCCTTCTGCCTTTTGGCAATGCGGTTCCCGGCACCGGTGAGAACTGGAACTATTACATCAACCCTTCCAAGTTCCGTGATTATGTGGGCGCTGAACAGTTCAATGAATTCTTTGGGCTGACAGCATGACGGCGGTTCAATTATTCGGCCACCAGCAAAAAGCCCTTGATCTGACGGAAGCCCATAACCGTTGCGCCTACTATTTGGATATGGGCCTTGGAAAAACCTTCGTGGGATCGGAAAAGCTGATGAAGCTGAACGCCCGGATCAATCTTGTGGTTTGTCAGTGTTCAAAGGTTCCTGATTGGGTTGAACATTTTCAGACTTTTTACACCCGGAATTGTGTGTTTGATCTGACCAAGCCCAAGGAATTCAAGTTCTTCATGGAACAGGCCGCTTGTGAAGTTCCAACCTTGATGATCGGCGTGATCAACTATGAACTGACCTTCAGGCGGAAGATCCTGAAAACTTTGACCCACTTCACACTGATGTTAGATGAAAGTTCCTTGATCCAGAACGAAAACGCCAAGCGTTCCAAATTCGTTCTTGGGTTGGCCCCGGATAATGTGATTCTTCTTTCCGGCACACCTACGGGCGGGAAGTATGAAAAACTGTGGAGCCAATGCCAACTGTTGGGCTGGAAGATCAGTAAGGAACTTTTCTATAAACAGTACATTGTTACTGAATGGGTTGAAGAAGATGGTTTTTGGCGGCAAAAGATCACCGGTTACAAAAATGTTGACCGGCTGAAAAAGAAGCTGGCTGACCATGGGGCCGTGTTCATGACCACCGATGATGCCGGTATTGATCTTCCCACCAAGAACCTGATCCAAGTGAAAACCAAACCTTCCCCGGAATACTGGAAGTTCTGGAATGATCGGGTGGTGAACATCGACACCAGCAACCTTCAGGCGTTTGAACTGGATTCAGATTTTTGGGGTTCCAATGAACACTGTAAGCGGGAATTGATTGGTGATACCAGCCTGACCCGCCGCCTGTATTCCCGTCAGCTTTGCGGCCTGTTTAATCCTTACCGCTATGAAGCCTTCCGGGATTTGGTGGAAAGTACAGAAGATCGGCTGATTGTGTTCTATAACTTCACAGAAGAAATGGAACGGATGCGGCGCATTGTTCAGGGGATGAACCGCCCTGTGTCAATTCAGAACGGGCATACCAAGGATCTGACTGCCTACAATTACCAATCCAATTCAGTGACCTTCATTCAGTATCAATCCGGGGCCATGGGCGGCAATTTCCAGAAGGCAAACAAGATCATTTACTTCAGCCTTCCGGAAAGTTGGGAACTGTGGGAGCAGAGCCAAAAGCGGATTCACCGCATTGGTCAGGAAAAGCCTTGTTTCTATTACTTGTTGATCTGCCCCGGAACGGTGGAAGAAAACATTCTGACCACCTTGAACATGAGAAAGGACTATAACGATGAACTATTCAGAAAATTTGAAACGGCGTGAAGAACGCCGCAAAAGATTGAACCAGCGGTTTAGAAGAATGTTCGCCGTGGCCCTTCTGATGGGATTTATTATTGGGTTTGTGGTTGGAAAGTTGACCGCCAACGCTGAAGAAATCCATGTACCCGATACGGCCCCGGAAGTAATGACCACCATTCTTCCATCCGTAACGCTTCCCCCTGATCCTGTGATCCCGGAACCTGAAGAAAGCGCCCCTGAAAAGGTGTGCTTGGGTGAATACCGGATCACCGCCTATTGTGCCTGTGAAAAGTGCTGTGGTGAATGGGCCAAGAACCGGCCCGGTGGGATCGTGGTTGGTGCCGCTGGAATTGAACTTGTGGCCGGTGTTTCCTGTGCTTCACCCCTTCCGTTTGGAACGGTTGTGGAAGTTGAAGGCTTGGGAACTTACATAGTTCAGGATCGAACAGCTTCTTGGGTTGCTGAAAAGTATGATAACAAGGTGATTGATATTTACTTTGACAGCCATGAAGCGGCCTGTGAATTCGGCCTTAAATTCGCCAATGTTTATGTAGAGGAGGAAACCGCAAATGATCAAATGCAAGAACACTTGTCCGTTGGGGAAGTTTGACGGTTGTTGCCGCAACTGCCCGGAATGGGGTGAAGCCGGGGAAAAATGCCCGGAATCCTGTGTGGAACACCCCAATGAATGTGGTGAAAGCACCTTTGATGAAGAAACCGGCCTTCAGGAATTCCGATCTTCCCAGCTTGCCACCCTGAACGCTATTGCTTCCCTGACCGCCCATAAAAAGGCCATTGAGGAACAGGAAAAGGAAATGAAAGCCGCCCTGTTGGAAGCTATGACCAAATACGGAATCAAGAAATTTGAATCCGATGTTCTGAACCTTACTTTGGTGGAGCCTACCACGGCAACCAGCGTGGATAGTGCAAGGCTGAAGAAGAAATACCCTGATGTGTATGCCGATTGCACCAAGATCAGCGCCAAGGCCGGTTATGTGAAGATCACCCTGAAAGGGGATAAGTCATGAGTTGCAGAGGTTTTGAACCCGTATGCACCACCAATGAAGCAAGGGAGTTCTTCAAAAACCGTGGCCTTTCCTATGACAGCGTTCATGAAGGTGACATTCTGATCCTTTGCATGATGCTTCAGAAGGAATTGAAGAAATCCAACAAGGCCGGTGAAACTTCTGTCACCATGACATTGAGCAAGAAGGTTGACATGAAGAAGAAAAGCAATGGGAGCATAACGGAATGTTACATATACATGAACGCCCATTACTTCACCCGCCGTGAATGTATCAGCTTCAACCGGGATGGGTTCATTGGCTTTGCTGGTTGGGCCGATCAGGGAAATACAAACCCGCTACTTCGTGCCTTCTTGGAATGGTGTAATTATTTAGCGGAAGCTGGTGATTCCTGATGGCCGGTGAAAAAAACTTTGAAACCCGCTTGAAGGATTGGTTGGAATCTGAAGGGATTTATCCCTTGGGCCACCCTGAAGATAAAATGACCCTTCCGCCCTGTGGGTATTGGGAAAAGCGTTGGGGCGGTGGGCGCTACACCAAAAGCGGCCTTCCTGATATGAAGATCACCGTGAACGGTATTTCCCTTGAAGTAGAACTGAAGGCTTCTGATGGAATTCCTTCAGCACTTCAGAAGCGCAATATCAGACAAATCAACCGTTCCGGGTGCTTTGGCTTTGTCCTTTACCCTGAAGGGTTTGAAAACTTCAAAAAAATTGTGAAGGGGGTGAAATCATGCGAGTGTCACACAGCAGAGTTGAAACCTTTAACCGATGCCCTTTCAAATACCAAATGCGATATGTGGCCGGTATAGACACGATCCCAAACACTGATCCTGATAATGCCCTGATCTTGGGAACGGCATTACATACCGGCATTGAAGAAGGCGTGGAAAAAGCCCTTGAATTCTATCAGAACAGCTTCCCGATCCTGACGGATGATCATGTGAATGAAATGATGAAGTTGGAAGCCCTGATTCCCAAGGCAAAGGCCCTGTTGCCGCCCGGTGGAAAGTTTGAACTTCCCATTGGAAACGCTGATTTCATTGGGTTCATGGATTACCTTGTTCCCATGGGATGGATGGCGAAAAACGCCTTTAATAACCCATGGGGTGAAGATGTTCAGGTTTTTGATCTGTATGATTTCAAGTATTCCAACAATGTTGGCAGTTACCTTGAATCCGGTCAGCTTCATGAATACAAGTATTGGTATGAACTGACCCATCCGGGCCACCGGATCAGAAACATGGCTTTCCTGTTCATCCCCAAGCCCAAGATCAGGCAGAAGAAAACAGAAACCCTTCTTCAGTTCCGTGAGCGTTTGCGTGAAGAATTGAAGAACGCCCAACCCACTATCAGCTTCATTGACTATGAGCCTTTGAAGATCGTGGATTTCCTGACCGATGTGAAACACATGGTTGAATCCACGGATTTCCCCAAGAACCCAAACCACTTTTGCGGGTGGTGTGAGTATGAAGAATATTGTCAGAAAGGATGGGATTATATGTTACTTCCCAAGAATGAACGGCGTGATCTGAACGCCACCAAAAAGAAGGTTATTTGGGTGTATGGCGCACCTTTCAGCGGAAAGACCTTCTTTGCAAATGCTTTCCCTGATCCGCTGATGCTGAACACTGATGGCAATATCAAGTTTGTGGATGCCCCTTACATTGCCATTCGTGACACCGTTACCGTTGAAGGTAGAATCACCAAGCGTCAGCTTGCGTGGGAAGTGTTCAATGACACTGTTACCGAGCTGGAAAAGAAACAGAATGACTTCAAAACCATTGTGGTTGACCTTTTGGAAGATGTTTATGAAGCCTGCCGGGTGTTCATCTGTGATCGTCAGGGCTGGAAGCATGAATCTGATGATTCTTTCCGGGCTTGGGATATGGTCAGAAGTGAATTCCTGAACACCCTGAAGCGCCTGATCAATCTGGATTATGAAAACATCATCCTGATCAGCCATGAGGACAGAACCCGTGATCTGACCCGCAAAAGCGGCGATAAGATCAGTTCCATCAAACCCAATCTTCAGGATAAGGTTGCCAATAAGGTTGCCGGCATGGTGGATCTTGTGGCCCGTATCGTGGCGGATGATAATGAACGGGTGCTTTCCTTCAAGACTTCTGAAGTGATCTTTGGCGGTGGGCGCTTGACCGTTCGCAACAAGGAAATCCCCCTTTCCTACGCCAACTTCTGTGAAGTGTATGAAGAAGCCAATCAGAAGGCCGCTGGTGCCGTTCAGCGTGCCGGTGATGTAGTTACTACCCCCGCACCTGAAAAAGCTGACAGCGGCGAACAGCGCACCGGAAGAAAGGCACGAAAGGCCAAGGCGGAAGAAGCCCCGGCACCCGCTGAAGTTCCTGTTGCCCCTGAAGGTGAAAATCCCCCTTGGGAGGGTGACGAGGAACCGGAGGAACAGACCGGGCCGGTAGAATATCCCGCTTGCCCTGATGCTGACCGTATCATGAAACAGCATGAGGACAACCCCGAAATCCCCCTGTGTAAGTGCCTGACCGATGCCGGTTGTTGCACCAAAGAAGGCGGCCCCGATGGTTGCCCCCTGTGGGATCGCCCCAAGGCTGAAGAACCCGCCCCCAAGATGGATGTAAACCCGCCCCGCCGCACCCGAAAGAAGCGTGAGGAAGCATGAAGAAAATAAACCCTTGCCCCTTCGTGATCAGCCTGAAGGACGGGAAGCCGGTAACACTGTTCAAGTTTGAAGATTTCCTTGAACTTGTGGATCAGCACATGGGTTTTGATTCGGCCCGGTGGTTGCGTGAATATGTGGAACAGCTTGATTCCGCCGCCAATTACACCACGGCCAAAATTGAAACCGATCTGACTTCCTATGAAGCTACCCTTGATAGCAACCGGAAAGCCTTTCAGGATATTCAGGCGGAAACTGAAGCAATCACAAAGGTTCTGCAAGGTTCCCGCATTGATCGAAAGAAGATCACCCATTCCGTCAGAGAAATTGGAACCATCATTTCCAACCAAATATAAAAACTTTTTTGGAGGTAAAAAACTATGGCTATTGATTTTGATAAGATCGACAAGAGCGTTGACCTGAAGGGCCTTCAGGCTGATGTGGAGGAAGCAAAGAAGAACGGCGGCGGTGATTTCCCCACCATTCCCGCTGGCAAGTATGAAGTGAAGCTGGAAAGCATGGAGATCAAGGGAACCAAGGCCGATCCCAACCGCCCTATGTTGGCTGTGTCCTTCAAGATCCTTTCCGGTGAGTACAAGAACCAGCGCCTTTTCATGAACCGTGTTCTGTACGGCACCAAGAACGATAAGAACATGATTGCTTCCGCTATGGGATTCTTGGAGAAGCTGGAATCCGGTGTTGCTATCAGCTTCACCAGCTACAAGCAGTTTTCCCAGCTTGTTCTTGATGTGGCTGAAGCCATTGACGGTGTTCTGGAATATGCGGTGGATTATGATGATTCCCGTTTCAATTCCATCACCGTTGATGAAGTTTTCGAGGTTGAATAATCGGCCAAAATTTTTTACAATAGAAGTGTCCTAAAAGACACTTTAGGCCGGGGTGAACCCGCCCCGGCCACTATGCCACCAATGCTGAAGCCTTCCCGTGGCGGTGGTGTTTCAACTGATTCAGCAAGAGTATTTAGAAAGCGGGTGAAATGATGATCTTTTATGACTTTGAGGTTTTCAAATATGATTGGTTGGTTGTCCTGATCGACCTGAACGCCAAGAAGGAAATTGTGATCATCAATGACCCTGATCAGCTTCAACGGTTCTATGAACGCCACAAAGGGGAAATTTGGGCCGGTTACAACAGCCGAAATTATGACCAATACATCCTGAAAGGAATTCTGTGTGGGTTCAATCCAAAGCTGGTGAATGATTGGATCATTGTGGAGGATAAACCGGGTTACAGGTTTTCCACACTGTTCAGGAATTACCCCCTGATCAATTATGATGTGATGCCCAATCCGCCTATCAGCCTGAAAGCGTTGGAAGCCTTCATGGGCCATTCGATCAAAGAAACCACCGTTCCATTCGATATTGACCGGCCATTGACGGAAGCAGAGATTCAGGAAACGGTGAAATATTGCCGCCATGATGTGGAAGAAACCGTTGAAGTGTGGTTACGCCGCAAGGAAGATGAATTTGATGCCCAAATGTCACTTGTGAAGGCGTTCCAGTTACCCATTGGGGATATTGGCCGCACCAAGGCCCAACTTTCCGCCAAGATCCTTGGGGCTGTTCAGAAAGATCACAATGATGAATTTGAAATTGAATTCCCGGACACCTTGCGGATTGAACGATACACGGAAATTCTGAATTGGTACAAAAACCCCCTGAACCGTGATTATTCCAAATCCCTTGAAATTGATGTTGCCGGTGTTCCCCATGTGTTTGCTTGGGGCGGGCTTCACGGGGCTATTCCTAAATATGCCGGTGAAGGCTGGTATATCAATGTCGATGTGGCTTCCTATTATCCTTCCTTGATGTTGCGGTATGGGTGGATCAGCCGCAATGTTGCCGATCCCGCCCGGTATGAAGAAATTTACCACACCCGCCTGAAGCTGAAGGCGGAAAAGAATCCCATGCAACAGCCTTATAAGATCGTTCTGAATTCCACCTATGGTGCCATGAAGGATCGCCATAATGCCATGTATGATCCCCGTCAGGCCAACAATGTTTGTGTTGGCGGTCAGCTTCTTTTGCTGGATCTGATTGAACGGCTGGAAGATCACTGTGAAATCATCCAGAGCAACACGGATGGTATTTTGGTTAAACTGCGCCGGTATGAAGATTTTGAACTGATTGATGATCTTTGTTGGGAGTGGGAAGAAAGAACCGGGATGCGCCTTGAATTTGATGAATTCCAGCGTGTTTTCCAGAAGGATGTGAACAATTACCTGATTGTTCCCGCTGGCCCTTTGCGTGATGAAAAAGGGAAGCCCCGCTGGAAATGCAAGGGCGCTTATGTGAAGAAACTTTCTGATCTGGATTATGACCTTCCGATTGTCAACCGGGCCATTGTGAACTTCTTCCTTCAGAACATCACCCCGGAAGAAACGGTGTTGACCTGTGACAGCTTGCGGGATTTCCAAAAGGTTGTGAAGGTTTCCAGCAAATATAAATATGCCCTGTATTCCCCCACAATCACCATGGAGAAGATCAGGGATGATAAAGGCCGATCCAAGACCGTGAAGAAGTTCACCGGTGGAGAAGTTCAAACTGATGCAACATTCCGGGTATTCGCTTCCAAGGATCACCGGAAGGGCGGTTTGTTCAAGGTTTCGGGGAAGATTGTGAAGGGCCGGGAAAAGAACCCTGAACAGTTCGCCAATACCCCTGAACATTGCTTCTTCATCAATGACGATGTAAGCGCCCTTCCGATCCCGGATGAACTGGATAAACAGTATTACATCAACATGGTTTATGATCGCCTGAAAGATTTTGGCGTTGACACTGAAACAGTTGGGGGGGGGGCGGTAAATAATGCAACTGTTTAGGGGCTATGTACCTACACAAAACAAAAAATGCCTTGAAAAGTTCAAGGGTGTGAAAAACCTGAAAACCCTTGAACAAGTGCAAGACCTTGATGAATACGCCGGTATTCTTGGGGAAGAAACCATTCTGATTGATGTGGATGATGGTGATACTTCTGATCTGCTGTTCCGCATTGTTCAGGATTTGGGCCTGAAGTGCCGTGTGTATGCCACTACCCGTGGTAAACATTTTCTGTTCCGCAACCCGGAAGGGTTGGTGGAAAAAAGCTGGACAAAACAAACCTTGGCCTTGGGTATTGAAACGGATGCCAAGGTGGGCCGAAATAACAGCTATTCCATTCTGAAGTTCAAAGGTGTAAACCGGCCAATCCTGATGGATTGCCCTGAAGATGATATTCAGGAAGTTCCCAAATGGCTGACACCGGTGAAAACCAATGTGAAGTTTCTGGATATGGAAGCCGGTGAAGGCCGCAATCAGAACCTTTTCAATTACATTCTGACCCTTCAGAGTGAGGATTTTACCAAGGAAGAAGCCCGTGAAACTATCCGCCTGATCAATCGGTACATACTTTCTGAACCGCTGTCTGATCGGGAATTGGAAACCATTCTTCGTGATGATGCGTTCAAGAAGCCGGTATTCTTCAAGGGTTCCACCTTCCTGTTTGATAAGTTCGCCACCTACCTGAAGAACAACAACCATATTGTGAAGATCAATGGTCAGCTTCACATTTACAAAGATGGTATCTATGTTCCGGGAGCCGGTGAACTGGAAGGGGCCATGATCAAACACATTCCGAACCTGAAAAGGGCGCAAAGATCGGAAGTTCTGGCCTATCTGCAAATCATGATTGATGGTGATACACGGGCCACCAACCCCAACATCATTGCTTTCAAAAATGGCTTGTACGATATTCGGAACGGTTCATTCAAGCCCTTCACCCCGGATGTGGTGATCACCAACAAAATTCCGTGGCCGTACAATCCCGCCGCCAAGTGTAATCTTCTGGATCATACCCTGAACCGGCTTGCCTGTGATGATCCTGAAGTTCGGGCCTTGCTGGAAGAAATGGTGGGCTATTGCCTGTACCGCCGCAATGAACTTGGCAAAGCCTTCATCCTGATTGGTGATAAATCCAACGGCAAATCTACCTTCCTTCATGTGGTGAAGAATATGCTTGGGGATCAGAACATTGCTTCCCTTGACCTGAAGGAATTGGGTGATAGATTCAAAACCGCTGAATTGTTCGGCAAGCTGGCGAACATCGGTGATGATATTGGTGATGAATTCATTGCCAATGCTTCTGTGTTCAAGAAACTTGTTACCGGTGATCGTGTCAATGTGGAACGAAAGGGCCAAGACCCCTTTGAATTCAATAACTATTCCAAGTTCCTGTTCAGTGCCAATAACATCCCCCGCATGAAGGATAAAACCGGCGCTGTTCAAAGGCGTTTGGTGATCGTTCCCTTTGATGCCAAGTTCACCCCCAATGATCCTGATTTCCGCCCATTCATCAAAGATGAACTGTGTGAACAGGATTCCATGGAATACCTGATCCTGTTGGGCCTGACCGCCCTGAAGCGTGTCCTGAACAATGCACAGTTCAGCACTTCCAGCCGGGTACAAGGTCAGCTTGACGAATATGAAGAAAACAACAATCCCATTATTGGCTTCATCCGTGAAGTTGGAACTGATGCCATTGAAAATGAACCTACAAAAACGGTGTACCGGAAGTACAAGGAATATTGCATTGCAAATAACTTCCAAGCCCTTTCCGCCATTGAGTTTTCAAGGCAGATCACCAAGCGTTGTGGTTTCACTACAACGGTTAAGCGGTTCCGTGGTGGGAATTGCCGGGTGTTTGTAAGGGAAGGTGATTGACCGTGAGTGATGTATTTTCCAGAACCCTTGGGGCTTCCAACCATACGGATAAGGATCGGGCGGCGTATGACTATTACGCCACCGAACCCAAGGCCGTTGAAAAGCTGTTGGAACTGGAAACTTTTGCCCCGCTGATATGGGAACCGGCCTGTGGTGAAGGTCATATTTCCAAGGTGCTTCAGGCCCACGGTTATGAAGTGATCAGCACCGATTTGATATACCGGGGCTTTGGTGATCCTGAACCGCTGGATTTCCTGACGGAAACCCTTGATGATTTTGAAGGCGATATTGTCACAAATCCCCCGTATAATATCGCCCTTGATTTCATCAAACGGGCTTTGGATAGTGTGAAGCCGGGGCGCAAAGTGGCAATGCTTTTGAAAATCCAGTTCTTGGAGGGGCAAAAGCGAAAGGACTTCTTTTCACAGACCCCCCCCCGAACTGTATATGTATCACGATCCCGGATCAGGTGTGCGCCCAATGGTGATTTTGATAATTTCCAGAACGGAAGCACGATCTGTTATGCGTGGTATGTGTGGGAAAAAGGCTTCACCGGTGATCCGGTGATCAAATGGTTTAACTGAAAGGATTGGTGAAAAATGGATAATAGTAAACGCCTTGAAATTTTTCTGAACACAATGAAACCGGCCATTGATGCTGGCCGTATTCCCAACAGCGCTGTTGGGGAATTGGTAAAATGGGGCTTCTTCAAAGCACCGGCTTCCATTCATCATCATGGAGCCTACCCCGGTGCTTTGTTTGATCATTCCCTTGAAGTCATGAACGCCCTTCTGTTTATGACGGAACGGCTTGAACTGAAGTGGGAAAAACCGGAAAGCCCCTATATTGTGGGTATGTTCCATGATCTTTGCAAAGTGGACAACTACCACCAAACCGGTGATGAAGCATGGGAATACAATAACGCTACACTTCTTCCCGGCCACGGCGAAAAATCCGTGATTCTGTGTCAAAAGCTGTTCCCGCTGACGGATGAAGAACTTCATTGTATCAGATGGCACATGGGCGCTTTTGATGTGAAGGACAACTGGAACAGTTACGGAAGATCCGTTACCACTTTCCCCAATGTGCTTTATACCCACACGGCGGATATGATTGCCGCCCGGATTAAGGGGGTGTAAGTCATGGATGCCTATGAAGCTTCCAAGATCCAGAAGCACAAAATTCTTTGTGAAGAAATCAATGATCTGTACGCCAAGAAAAATCATGATTACGGTGATAGTTTCCATAAATCGTTCCTTGAAGAAGGTATGGCTATGGTTCGGATTCGCCTTGGCGATAAGTTCAACAGGTTCAAAACCCTTTCCCGCAATGCTGATCAGAAGGTAATGGATGAATCCATTAGAGATACCCTAATTGATCTTGCCAATTATGCAATGATGGCCGTGTTGGAAATTGATGCTATGGAGGTTGAAGAAAAATGAAAATTATCAATGCTGATGTTCAGTTTATTTCCCCTATTGATGGTGCCATGATCCTGAAGCACCTTGAAAACTGTGGGCGTGTCTGCTACAAATCGGAAGATAAGATCACGGAAGGTTCCGCTGATAAGTTCATTCAGGGCATTGTGAAGCGGGGCCATGAAGCCGTTATTGAACACTTTTCCTTCACGGTGAAGTTCATCTGTGATCGTGGTGTTTCTCATGAGATCGTGCGCCACCGTCTGGCTTCCTACTGTCAGGAATCTACCCGCTATTGCAATTACAGCAAGGAAGGCTTTGGTTCTGAAATCACTGTGATCCGCCCCTGTTTCCTGAACCCCAACACCGATGGTTGGAACCTGTGGGAAGAAGGTTGCCTTGCCGCTGAACAGGCTTATTTCAACCTTCTGAATTACGGGTGTACCGCACAGGAAGCCCGTTCTGTTCTGCCCAACAGCCTGAAAACGGAAGTGGTCATGACCGCTGATATTCGTGAATGGCGGCACTTCCTGAAGTTGCGCTGTTCCAAGGCCGCACACCCCCAAATGCGTGAAGTGGCCCTGAAGCTGTTGGATATGGTTCACGCCAAGATCCCGGTTCTGTTCGATGATATTTGGAGTGAATACCATGAACTTTAAGAAGGCTGGCGGCAAAATCTTTGGCGTGGCCTTGAATAAGGCCGAACAAAGGGCCTTGGATCAGGAAATCAAAAAGCAGATAGTTGAAAACGATACCCAATTCAGCATTGATAATGATTCTTCCATCCTGTGGATGCTTCATGTTCATTTCGGGTTCGGCCCCAAGCGTTTGAAGAAGGCGTGGAAGCTGTTCTATGCCGAAAATATCAAATTGCGGGATCATTACCTGATGGATGCTGAAGATGGCGGTTGGCTTTGCCGCCAAAAGCTGAAAGGCATTGGGTGTGATGTGGAAGCATGGTATCAGGAAGAAAGGATGGTGAAACCCGATGCCTAAACCTTGGCAAAATGCGGAAGGGTACAATGATCCTACCGCTTATGAGGGCATAAAGCCCATTGTTCAGGAAGAAAACCGTGAAAAGAAACGGGTGGAAACCCTGATCTTTGTACTGAAGTACATTATCAAGCTGGCCGGGTTTGATCTGATTGCCCGGATTGAAATTCGTGACCGAAAAACCGGGAGGGAATACAAATGAAGGAACAGTTGGCGGTTCCTGAAAGGTGTAAAAACAACCCAAAGAAGATCCGGGCCTATCAATGCAAAATCTGTGATCATTTGGATGTGGATGATTTTTCAGATAAATTGTTTTGCCGGTGTGGGTTTTATCCCGGTTGTGGTGATCCCGATGGTTGCCGGGAAGCCTTCAGACCGATTGAGGGAAAAGGCCGGTGTGGGGCGCACTATTGACCCCCTAAAACAGCGGTTGGGGTAGTGTGTTCTTGAAACTTAACTTTCAAATGTAACAGGTGGTAACAGATTATTCACCCCTTATCTGTTACGGGGAAAAGCCTTGAACGGTGGGCGTTTTCCCTTGGGTGTAACAGATGTAACAGATGCCATATTATTTTCGTTTCAAAAAAAAATAATATATAAGAATAAGTTACTATATAACGAGTTCCCAAAATATCTGTTACATCCGTTACACTTGCCCGAAAACCCTTGATATTACGGCACTTTCTTCCGGTGCTGATCCGTTACAGATGTGTGAAAGGATGTGATACATAGTGAAGGAAACAGATAAGGCCAAAGATTATCTTTGTCAGATTCCGAAAACTGATAAGCTGATCAAGCGCCTTTGCAATACCGTTGCAACCTTGCGTTCCAGCTTGACAAGCGTAAGCTGTGAACTGAAGCCTGATAAGGTTCAGACTTCCGGCCCCAAAGATACTATGGCGGCTACCATTGCCAAGATCGTTGACCTTGAAAGGGAGATTGACCAAAGGATTGATGAACTTGTTGATCTAAAGCGTGAAGCCTTCCGCCTGATCAGCCAACTTCCTGACCACGATCAGCAGAATGTTTTGATTGCCCGGTATGTTCAGGGTATGAAATGGGAAGCCATTGCCTATGAACTTGAACATGAAGTTCGGTGGGTGTATCGGGTTCACGGAAAGGGCCTTGTTGCTTTTCTGTCAGTAATGGACAGTATGAAGTGATTTTATGTCAGTATAGGCCCGTGATACAATATAGAATGAGAAAGCGCCCACGGGGAACCGGGGCGCTTTTCTTATGCTTATGAAAGGGGTTGCCGCTATGAACGCAAAACAGAAACGCTTCTGTGATGAATACCTGATTGATTGCAACGCTACAAAGGCGGCAATTCGGGCGGGATATTCTGAAAAGACCGCAAAGCAGATGGGAGCCGAAAACCTGTCAAAACCTGACCTTCGGGCGTATATAGATGAACAACTTGAACGCCTTCACAATGAAAAGACCGCTGATGCACAGGAAGTAATGGAATACCTAACCGCTGTTATGCGTGGTGAACATACTGAACAGGTGTTGAAGCTGATCGGTGAAGGTGTTCAGACGATCACCAATATTGATGTTTCTGCAAAGGAACGGTTGAAGGCCGCTGAATTGATCGGTAAGCGTTACGGCCTGTTTACTGATAAGATCGGCCTTGATGGTGCTGTTCCCGTTGTGATCACGGGGGATGATCAACTTGAAGATTAACCCCAAAGCCAAGCGGGTTCACCTTCCTGAAGTGGTGGGCAAAGGCTACGCCACCTTCTGGAACTTCAAAGGCCGTTACCGGGTATGCAAGGGAAGCCGTGCTTCAAAGAAATCCAAAACCACGGCCTTGAACATCATCAAACGGATGATGCAATATCCTGAAGCCAATACCCTTGTAGTTCGTAAAGTGTTCAGAACCTTGAAGGATTCCTGTTTTACCGAATTGAAATGGGCAATCAACCGGCTTGGGGTTCAGGCATATTGGGAAGTAAAGGAATCCCCGCTTGAAATGACCTATATTCCCACCGGTCAAAAAATATACTTCCGGGGCCTTGATGATCCCCTGAAAGTTACTTCCATTACCGTTGAAATCGGGTATCTGTGTTGGTGCTGGATTGAAGAAGCCTATGAAATCATGAATGAAGATGATTTCAATATGCTTGATGAATCCATCCGTGGCGCAATTCCTGAAGAAACGGGCCTGTTTAAGCAAATCACCCTGACCTTTAACCCGTGGAATGAAAAGCACTGGATCAGGAAACGGTTCTTTGGGGAGATCACCGGCAAGGATGCCCAAGGGAACCCCATTTATCGGTTCTATGATAGCTGGACTTCCCCGGATGGTCAGATATTCGCCACAACCACCAATTACCTGTGTAATGAATGGCTGGATGCGGCGGATCTGAAGGTATTTGATACCATGAAGCAGACCAACCCCCGCCGTTACAAGGTTGCTGGCCTTGGTGGTTGGGGTATTGTTGATGGCCTGATTTATGAAAATTGGCGTGAAGAAGCCTTTGATCTGAAGAAGATCAGCGCCAAGGTTGGTGTGAAATCCGCCTTTGGCCTTGACTTTGGTTATACCAACGATCCCACGGCCCTGTTCTGTGGGTTGGTCAGCAAAGAAGAAAAAACCATTTGGGTGTTTGATGAACTGTATGAAAAAGCCCTGACAAACCGGGCCATTTCCGAAAAAGTCACCAGCATGGGTTACGCCAAGGAACGGATCAAGGCCGATTCCGCCGAACCCAAGAGCATTGACGAATTGCGGGAAGCTGGCCTTCGTCATGTTAGACCGGCCCGAAAGGGCAAGGATTCCATCAACAATGGTATTCAGTTCATTCAGGATTACACCATCATCATTCATCCCCGGTGTGTGAACTTCCTGACCGAAATTTCAAACTACACTTGGGATGAAGATAAATTTGGGGCCAAGATCAATAAGCCCATTGACGATTTCAACCACCTGATGGATGCCATGCGTTATGCGCTGGAAGATGTGCTGGTTGGCCCCACATACAGTTTTGAATAACACGATAGTAACAAAAGCCCTGATTTTACAGGGCTTTTGGCCTGTTTGTGGATATTAAGTCATGAAGGGAGCCGCCCGGATGTTTGAGCAACAGAAAATATTGAACAAGATTGAACAATGGGCGGAACGCTTGCCGTATAACAGCCTGAAGATTGAAGTGGAACTTCCCAATCAAACTTTGGTGCTGGTAAAGAGCAAACAGCGCCCCATTGGATTCCAAGCCCCCCCCCCAATTCAGAAAGAAGGTGATTGACCTATGTTGTTTATGAATACTGAAACCGCCCGTATCAATCGCCTGATTGAAGAAGGGGCCGGTACTGGACTTACTGAAAGACAGTTCTTCGCCCGTGAGATCGTGGAATGGAAGGGTTCACCGGAACGCATTGAACAGATGAAGGGTGAAACCTACTATTCCGGTAAACATGATATTGTGGATCGGAAGCGCACCGCCATTGGTGCTGATGGCAAACTGTTTGAAGTCACCAACCTTCCCAATAACAAGGTGATTGATAATCAGTATGCAAAGATGGTGGATCAGAAAACCAACTACCTGTTGGGCAAGCCCTTCACCATCAACTGTGAGAACAAGACCTATTTTGAACTTCTGAAAAAGCGGTTCAATAAGGCAGTTCAGCGCCTTATCAAGTATGTGGGTGAAGATGCCCTGAACGGTGGTAAGGGTTGGCTGTTCGTGTTCTACGATGAAAAAGGTGAACTTTCCTTCAGGCGCTTCCCGGCCTTTCAGATTTTGCCTTTCTGGAAGGACGATGATCACACGGTTTTGGATGCCGCCGCCCGTCTTTACATTCAGGAAGTTTGGGATGGCCTGACAAAGAAGCTGGTGGAAAAGGTTGAAATCTACAAACCGGATGGCCTTTACCGCTATGTTCTGGATGGTTCAACCCTGATCCCTGATGTTGAACTTGGTGAATATTCCCCCTATATCACTGTGACCACCGGTGAGAAGGTGGAAGCCTATAATTGGGATCGGTTGCCGCTGATCGCCTTCAAGTACAACAAACAGGAAACGCCGCTGATCCGCCGTGTGAAATCCCTTCAGGATGGTATCAACACCATCCTTTCTGATTTTCAGAACAACATGGAAGAAAATGCCCGGAACACCATCTTGGTTCTGAAGAACTATGATGGTCAGGATCTTGGCGAATTCCGTTATAACCTTTCCACCTATTCCGCTGTGAAGGTTCGTGAAGATGGCGGGGTTGAAACCCTGACCATTGAAGTGAACGCTGAAAACTACAAGGCCATTTTGGAAGTGTTCAAAAAGGCCCTGATTGAAAATGCCCGTGGCTATGATGCCAAGGATGATCGCCTTTCCGGTAATCCCAACCAAATGAACATCCAATCCATGTATTCTGACATTGATTTGGATGCAAACAGCATGGAAACGGAATTTCAGGCGGCATTTGAACAGCTTATTTGGTTTATCTGTCAGGATTTGAAAACCAAGGGGAAAGGGGATTTTGAAAATGAAGAAGTTTCTGTAATCTTCAACCGTGATATTCTGATCAATGAATCTGAAGTGATCGAAAACTGTTCCAAATCTGCTGGTATCATTTCCAATGAAACCATTGTGGAACAGCACCCGTGGACAAAGGATGCACAAACGGAATTGGAGCGTTTGAAGAAGGAAAAGGAAGAAGCCGTTCAGGACTACATGAACGCTTTTCCCAATTCCAACAATCCTTCCAAAACACAGGAACCGGGTGGGGATGAATAATCCCCACCCTTCCGATATGCCGGGGCAATAACGGGGCGGGCCGGGTTGCCTCCTTGCCCGGTCAAAGGTGCAATTCCTTTCCCCGGCACTTTCTATGGCGTGTTGGTCAAGTGGTTAAGACACCGGCCCTTCAAGCCGGGATCACGGGTTCAATTCCCGTACACGCTACCATTCGCCGGGTTGGTGGAACAGGCAGACACAGCAGATTCAAAATCTGCCGCCTTCGGGCGTATGGGTTCAATTCCCATACCCGGCACCAATATTGGGGTGTAGCCAAGAGGTAAGGCAACGGGTTTTGACCCCGTGATTCGGTGGTTCAAATCCGCCCACCCCAGCCAATATAACAGAAGGGAGAATCAGCCCATGAAAAATGCTGACTATTGGCGGGGCCGGTTCGCCATTCTGGAAGAAGCCGCCCAAAGGGAAGCCGATCAGTGTATCAGCACCCTTGAAGATATGTTCAGAGAAGCGGAACGAACAGTTCAGGCCGATATTGAACGCTGGTATGGCCGGTTCGCCACCAACAACAAAATCAGCCTGACGGAAGCCCGAAAATGGTTGACCACCGGACAGCTTGAAGAATTCAAATGGACGGTTGATCAGTATATCAAGATCGGACAGCAAGCCAACCTTTCCCCGGAGTGGATCAAGAAGCTGGAAAACGCTTCCGCCCGGTTCCATATCAGCCGCCTTGAAGCGGTGCAAATGCAGATTCAGCAACAGCTTGAACTTCTGTATGGAAACCAGCTTGACAGCATTGATGATCTTCTGAAGGATGTAGTTTCCAACGGATATACCAAGACCGCCTTTGAAATTCAGAAGGGCATGGGTATTGGTTGGGATATTACGGCCCTGAATCAGAAGAAAATTGAAACCTTGCTTTCAAAACCGTGGACAGCCGATAAGAAAACCTTCCGGGATCGCTGTTGGGAAGGCAAAGCCAACCTTGTGACCGGTATTCAGAAGAACCTTACCCAAGGGCTTTTGAGGGGTGACAGCCCCCAAAAGATCACCGATGCCGTGAAGAAACAGTTCAATGTTTCCCGGTATCAGGCTGGAAGGCTGGTTCACACGGAAACCACCTATTTCAACGCCGCCGCAAGCTATGAAAGCTACAAGGAATTGGGCGTGGATATGGTGGAAATCATTGAAACGCTGGATTCCCACACTTGCGAGATTTGCCAACCCCTTGATGGAACGGTGATCCCGCTTTCCCAATATGAACCCGGCGTAACGGTGCCGCCCTTTCATCCCAACTGCCGTGGAACTACGGCCCCGGCCATTGATGAAACGATCATTGGCGAAAGAGCCGCCCGGAACGCTGATGGAAAGGTTTACTATGTGCCTTCCAACATGAAATATGGGGATTGGGTAAAAACCTTCACGGAAGGCGGTTCCAAGGATGGGTTGACCGTTGCCACCGTGGGCGGTATAATTGAAGGGATCAAGAAACTGACCGTGGACGATTGCACCACCGTTGAGGAAGTGGAAGCCCTGATGAAAGAACAGGGCTGGTTTAATATCGCCACCATCAATGGGAAAACCTATGATGGTAATGATCTGCTTTCCTTGCAAGGCTGTGATCTGGAAACGGCCAAAGGCGTGTTCAAAGCCCATGAACGGGTTTTCAACCGTCTGCCTGATATGATCGGTGAATTGAATTCCTGTAATGCCACCACTTTGAGCGCTGGAACCTATGCCCAATGTATGGTTGGCCTTGGCCGTGGCGGTATCAGCGTGAACACCCGGTATTTTGGGGATAGCGCCAAACTTGCCAAGCACTATGCGGGTGATCTGGCGGCTGGTTTCCATTGTGCCGGTACTCATTGGGGTTCCATCGTTACCCACGAATTGGGCCATGCTGTGGATGATTACCTGACCAACATCAAATGTGCGGCGGGTATGCTGAATAAGTGGAAGCCTAAATGGGTTTCCGCCTATCTGCGCCCCAAGGTAATGAAGGCGTGTGGCCTGAAGGTTTCTGACACCCAAGCCGCTGTTTCCGGTTACGCCACCAAAGACCATTATGAATGGTTCGCTGAATGTTTCAGTGAATGGGTGGACAGCCCGAACCCCCGCCCCGTTGCGGTAGAGTTCGGAAAACAACTTATGGAGTTATTGGAGGGATTGAAATGATGCCCAAGTTCTTCACAAGTGAATATTTCGTTCCTGAACCTGATAACTGGCACCTGAAGGAAGGCGCACCCCCTGAAGTGGTGGAAGAATTTGAAGCCTACATGAAGGAACATGGCTATCAGGAAGAAAAAAACATAATTGTTGATTGAACCACCCCGGCCCTTGGCCGGTGGTGGTTTTTTCATACCCAAATCGCCGTTTAGAACCGTTGTGGGCGGTAAACAGAAGGGTTCAAAATCGTGGTTCCTTACCCACGGTAAAAAAGGATTATGAATGGAGGAAAACGCTATGACAAAGGAAACCCTGATGCAAATGGGCCTGACAGAAGAACAGGCCAACAAAGTGATGGAAGGTTTGAATGGTTCTTTTGTTCCCAAGAGCCGCTTCAATGAGGTCAACACGGAACTTCAGACCGCAAAGAACACCATCAAGGAAAGAGATGGGCAGTTGGAAGCCTTGCAGAAGAACACCGGCGATGCCAAGGCCCTTCAGGATCAAATTGCCCAGCTTCAGGCCGATAACAAGAAGTTGGCTGATGATCACGCCGCTGAAATGAAGGCCCTGAAGATCAACGCCGCTGTGGATAAGGCCCTGACGGATGCCAAGGCGATTAACCCCGCCACCGTGAAACCCCTGTTGGCCGCTTTCTTGGAGAAGGCTAACTTGGCCGATGATGGCACCATTTACGGCCTTGCTGATGAAATCGGCAAGCTGGCAAAGGCTGAAGGAACCAGTTTCCTTTTCAAAGCTGATTCTAACACTACCCCCGCCGTGGCCGGTGCTTCCCCCGCTGGAAGCGTAACCACGAACCCTGATCCCAAAGTCAGCGGCTATGAAACCCGCTTGGCTGATGCACGAAAGGCCGGTAATTCCGCCCTTGTGGTTGCTATCAAGCGTGAAGCCGCCGCTGATGGCGTGACCTTGTTTTAAGTTACCCACCAAAATAAAACGATTTTTAGAAAGGATGTTTGATTATGCCTAATGTTACTGGAATCGGTACTACTTTCAATCTGCCGAACTTTGCCGGTGATCTGTTCACCGCTTCCCCCACCCAAACCCCCTTCCTGTCCATGATCGGCGGTTTGTCCGGTGGTATGAAAACCGAGAATGACGAATTCGCAACCGGCGTGTTGTATGAGTTCCCCGATGCGGCCCAGCCTTCCATTTCTGAACAGGCTTCCCAGACCGCCCCTGAAGCTACTGCCATTGCCCGTGAGCAGAAAACCAATGTGACCCAGATCTTCCACGAAACCATTTCCCTGACTTATGCAAAGATGGCGAACCGTGGCAAGCTGTCCGGTTTGAACACCGCTGGTGTTCAGGCCAACCCCACTTCTGAACTGGATTGGCAGATTGCCCAGCGCCTGAAGAAGATTGCCCGTGATGTGGAATACACCTTCCTGAACGGCACCTATGCCAAGGCAAGCGGTGTAACTGAAGCCAACAAGACCCGTGGTATGCTGGAACTGTGTTCCACCGGCACCACTATTGATGCCGGTTCCGCCGCCCTGTCTTTGGATCTGCTGAAGCAGTTGTTCAAGGCCATGGCTGATGCCGGTGCCAACTTCGGCAACATGGTTCTGTTCTGTGGTTCCACCCAGAAGCAGAAGATCACCGATCTGTATGAAAAGCAGTTGGGTTACAACGCCGCCGCCCCCCGCAATGTTGGTGGTATGAACATTCAGAAGTTGGAAACCGACTTCTTTGAAATGGGTATCTGCTATGATCCCTTCATGGCCGCTGACAAGATCCTGATTGCGGATGTTTCCGCTTGCGCCCCTGTTTTTCAGGATGTTCCCGGCAAGGGCGTTCTGTTCTTGGAGGATTTGGCCCGTACCGGTGCCGCCGAAAAGAAGCAGATTTACGGCGAAATCGGCCTTGCCCACGGCCCCGCTTTCCTGCACGGTTCCATTACCGGCTTGCTGTAAGGGAGGGCTGAACTATGTTTAAGATCACTGGTAAACAGAAGTTCGGCGCTGTGTGGGCAAATGGCAAGTGCATTGCCGTGTTCAATCGTGGTGTTGCTACCACTGATGATCCCGCAGTTGCCGATATTATGAGGGCCAAGGGCTACACCGTGGAAGGTGAAGCCCCTGTGGTTGATCCCCTTGCCAAGATGGGCAAGGATGATCTGAAGGCTTACGCCGTGGAACACGGTATTGATCTTACCGATGTTGCCGACAAGAAGGCCAATATTCTGGCCGCTATCAAGGCGGCTGAAGCTGAACAGTAAAGAAAGGCGGTGATCCCCCATGCGTGATAAAGTAATTTCCCTGTTGGAAGCCTTGGGGGTAACTGTTCCTGATACTGACCCTCTGATTGATTTCATCATCAATTCCGTTACGGAACGGATCAAAAATGAAACCAATCAGGCCGCAATCCCTGAAGGCTTGGAATTCATGGCCGTGGAAATGGTTGTGGGCCAATACCTGAAGTGGAAGAAGGATTGTGGGCAACTGGAAGGGTTTGATCTGGATGCGGCTGTGAAATCCATTCAGGAAGGTGATACCAACATTACCTTTGCCGTTGGTGAAGGTAGTGCCACCCCTGAACAGCGATTGAATAACCTGATCGAATACCTGACCAACGGGCGAACCCGTGAATTCATCCGTTACAGGCGGTTGGTATGGTAAGCGCCCAGCGGAAAGCCCTTGAAAAGCTGTGGAAGGATCGGTGTACTATCATCCAGCGGGTGGAAGTCACCGATCCTGATACAAAGCTGACCGATTTTGAAGAAAAGCCGCTTCTTCAGGATCAGCCGTGTAAGTTGTCCTTTGAAACCTTAACTTCAACTGAAGGTGATGCCGTTGCAATGGTTTCCCAATCGGTTAAGTTGTTCCTGACCCCTGATGTGGTCATTCCCGCTGGTTGCAAGGTCATTGTGACCCGCCCAAACGCCTTGGAACGGGTGTTCACCTATTCCAGTTCCGGGGAACCGGGCGTGTTCAGCAACCACCAAGAAATTGATCTGAAAGAATTCAGGGGGTGGGCCTAATGGCCCGTTGGGGAAGGGCCGATTTCAAAGAGTTGAAAGCCCTTGAACAAAGGCTTGAACAGCTTGAACAAGCTGACATGGATCAGGTTTGCCGCCAAGCGGCCAATCAGATTGCCCAACTTCTTCTGAATAAGGTCAAGAAAAGAACCCCTGTTGGTGTGAAACCCAAGCTGGATGGCCCCAAAACCCAAAAGGTGGAAGGGGCAAGCGGAAAAAGCAAAACCTTCCTGACCCGTAACGGTGCCATTCTGGATCAGTATTGGTCAGGGTATCAGGGCGGCACCTTGCGGGATGCGTGGGAAATCCTTCCCATTGAAAAGCAAGGTGATCAGTACATCATTACTGTGCTGAACCCCACTGAATATGCTTCCTATGTGGAGTATGGACACCGACAAACACCGGGGCGCTATGTTCCCGCCCTTGGAAAGAGCCTGAAGGCAAGTTGGGTGAAGGGCCGCTTTATGATGACCATTTCCGTTCAGGAAGTGGAAACTATGGCCCCGGCCCTGTTGCAAAGGGCGCTATATCAATGCTTGAAGGAGGTATTTTGATGCTGAATGAAATCATCAAAGGGATTTCCATGAAGCTGAACGCCACCTTCGGGGATGGATATAAAATCTATCAGAACGATGTTGAACAGGGTTTGAAAGAACCCTGTTTCTTCATTCAAATCCTGAAACCGGAACTATCCCCGTTGCTTGGGCGGCGTTCTTTGAAGCGGAATCCTTTCGATCTTCTGTATCACCCAAGCGCCCCCGGAAATAACGCCGAAATGCTGACCGTTGCGGAACAGTTGATGGAATGTTTGGAGTACATCACCCTTCCCAGCGGTGTGATTCTGCGTTCCACCGGGATCAACTATGAAATTGTGGATGATGTTCTTCATTTCTTCGTGAACTTCAACCACACGCAAATCAAACCTTATGAGATCCCCACCATGGAAACATTGGAAATGGATGTTGGTACACAGGAAGGGTGATAATTTATGGCTACCAGCAAAAAGAAACCTACGGAAAAGGCCCCTACTGTGGCCGCAAACCCGGTGGTTTTCAGTAAACAGAAGGTTTTGACCCTGAAGCGTTACGCCAACCGGCGTGATCTGCTTTCCGTTCTGTTGACGGATGGCAAAACCTACACTTTGGATCAGGTTGATGGCCTGATCAATGATTTCTTCAAGAAAGGTAAGGTGAAATAATATGGCCTTGGGTGGAGGTACTTTTTTGACCCAAAACAAAATCCTTCCCGGCGCTTACATGAACTTCATTTCTGTTGCCAATGCAAGCGCTACCCTGTCTGATCGTGGCATTGCTACCATTGCCCTTGATATGGATTGGGGTGTTGAAGGTAAGATTTTCACTGTGGAACTGGCGGAATTCCTGAAGGATAGTCAGAAGATTTTCGGCTATGCCTACACCGCCGATGCCCTGAAGCCCATGCGTGAAATCTTCAAGCACGCCAAGACGGTTC